CTCTCCCTCTATACATGAATGGAAACAGCTTCAAATTAGTGAACAGTTCTCCCAGGACTTTCGCGGCAGCCGAAGAAGATGTCAAAGTTGGGTTCTTGGAACCGTCCAAAGTACGGAGCCAAGAGAAGGTGTCGGACTGGGGCAACTGGTCCTCAAACTCATCTGTTCCGGCTGCCGCAGCGGCAGCAAATGTTGATATTTCTGATGCAGCGGAAACAATCCGTGCGGAAACTAATTCTGTCATCTCATCGACGGTCACCTGTCGTTCGTTGCCGTTTTTATCCACAGCTTTAAAGCCAACTATATTATTCAAGTCCATAATGCAAATTTTAAAATTAAAACAAATACTTCACCCATGCAAAATAATTACTGTTCTCAATATAATTCGGATCATCCTCGTTGGAATATGCCTCCCTCTCAAACGATACCGTCTTATACGCCCTGCCGGCATCCTTCAACCGTACCGCCCTGACCAGCCACTCCACACCATACCAGAGATAGAATGCCAGCCCGGCCAGTACCAGCCACCAGGCGGAAAGGTCAAAACACAACAGCAAGATCCAGATAACTGTACCGATGGCAACTGCCATCTCAACCCATTGACGGGCGTGGGTACACTCATGGTTTCTCACTTTCTGAGTGATTTTCTCTTCCGGTCGCTTGCTTAAAACAAACGGACCGATTGTTATCGTATGGCAAGAACTGAACGCAAGCAGCACCTTTGCCAGAAGGTTGTTACAATATACCTTTTTCATGTTGTTCCTCCTTTTTATCTAAATAATCATTCAAAGAATCGGCCAGCAAGCCGGACAACATAGGGGTAGAACGTCTTATGATATCCACCTCCTCTTCGTCAAGTTCCACACCATCTACAGTCGACTTGAAGATTTTCTCCGCAAGGAGATGCGCCTTCAAGCCCGCTACGTTCTTATATATCCAGTCACCGAAGGCCTCAGTGATGTTACTGGCTATAAGCTTTTCTTTTTTAATCCCATCATAAATAGGGAATTGTGCAAAATTTATTCTCATACTTTATATTTAAATTATCCGCAATAAAACATAACCCAATAATTACCCATACACTTAATGAAGCCGGATGCAAAATCCAAATCAATATAAGACACCTCCTGTCCTCCGGGAGCAGGCAGGATCCGTCCTCCTGTCAATCTTACTCCGCCGCTCATACGTTTGAAGTATATAGTATGTCCCGGAACATCCGGAGGAAGTGTCACTTCTATATTGCCCGTATTAATAAACATCACATTATCATCATTGTTATTCAGGGGAGTGCTGACGGATATGTTCCTCCAGTTGCCAACTATGCCACGAAGAGAAACATAGCTGTCATTGTTCGGATGAAGGAAAATGTTACCTCCCTCCACGAATAGAGGAATGCTTGGAGTCTTGATGTGCATCCCGATCATGACATTTGGACTCTGTATGTCAATTCCAGCATCATACTTAATCCCTTCAATGGTGACAAACTGCGTGTTTCCCCCGATTCTTACGTTTGCAAATGTCCTTTCGTTATAAAACTCAATTTGTCCGGCAGACAGATTGAAACCGACGTATTTATTTGTTTCATTTTCATAAAGGATCTTTGAGGACAACATCCCCGAAGCGATGGAGAACGGACCGATACGTCCTCCTTCTATGTCCATATTAATGCCATGAATATAACCGGATTCGGAATTCAGTATCAGGTTGGGCACACCATTGGTTGACTTCTGTGATTTTATATCTCCAAAAGGTATGCCGTTGGCATCCATTCCTTTATATGTGAACATGAATCCGCATATATTGGCTCCTGTAGCAAACAGGGTGTCAGTGGCGATATTAACAAACTTCTGCATGGCTTCCCAATTGGAATCCCCGTTGACAGATGTAGGGGCGGCGGTTACACTGGCACCATAGTTCCGCACAAGGAAATTATAATACACGCCATTGAACTTGTAGATGATCTTGTCACGATAGCTGGCGTTCCATACATAGCTAGTACCAGATTGGAATACTCCCATATCTCTTGGAGAAGCCCCTGTCGCTCCAGTTGCTCCTATGGCGCCATCATTTGCAACACCCACCCCTTTTTCAGCGACAAAATTATTATTCCATGCGTTCGCGTCCGATGCGGATTGATAAGCCCGGACGGCAAACTGGGTGTATCCGGCTGTCGCTGGAACGGATATCTGATTGCTTAGGGTAGCACCTACATGAGCCAGCCAGCTTCCGTTATACTTACGGGCTGCCAGATAAAGCGTGCTGCACGTGCTTACATTGCCTGCCACATTCTGTTTGCAAGTGACAAGGAATCCAGACGGGGATGGCGTGCCTGTTGAAGTGAAGTTGATCACGCTGACAGGACTGTCCAGCCAGTAGGATGCCGACGGTCCGACGGGAGCAACCATCTCCTGCCAGTCCGCATGTACCGTCCGGTTCGCGGATCTGCCGGCGAGGATGTATCCGCCGTCTCTTTTCCTGCGGAGTCTGCCGTTTCTGAACTTGGCGATTTTAATCGGAGGGTTGGAGGTTTCAACCTTGCTTAAGTAAGATCCTCCGGCAAACGATACTGTACTGTTCTTGGCATACGGAGTATTGGCGGATTCCCAATGACCGGCTGCTGTGATGCTCTCACCATCCTTTCCGTCACTGCCGTCCACAACCATCGGGACAGTCTCGACATCAACCGCCTGACCGTTCACGTAGAACACGAACTTCAAGCTACTGGTAAAATTACCGGAAGCCACCCCGACACCATCACCGATGGGAACCTCGGCCGCACCGTCACGACTGTACTTCAACTCCCCGTCCGTTGTGGCCGTAGTGACCGCACCGACTGTCTTCATACGCCGGCAGGATACCGAAGCTACACTGTAACCGCCGTTCTTGTTCTTGCTGACCATCGTGGCCGAAGTGACAAGGCTATAAATTACCGCATCGGAACCGTCCGCCCCGCCACGGACACCGGTTATCTTGAAAGTCAGTTCACGGGTATAGAGCTGCCCGTTCTTCATTGCAGCCAGTGTGATGGTGACCGTATTCTGTTCCGGAACCGACTTTCCGGCAGCGACGGATATCGCCACCGCTCCGGTGGCCTTGCTTGTGCTTGCCGTGAAACCGGCAGGCGTGCTGACTGTTAAAGTCTCAAGGGTGAGTTTCTCGGTACCGTACCACATGGATACATGGGTAGTCCATGACTGTGCGGAAGTAGTAACACCGGTACTGGTAAGAGCGACGCTCACCATCTCATTGTCAAGGTCGGCCATGATATTCGACTCCCCGTCCTTACTCCAACGGTGCACAGGGGCCGGAGTGCTCCATTCACTCCATACTCCATCACGCTTCACACGTTTGCACGCCCATTCCACCTGATGGTCTGCATCCACGCCAAGAAAATCATCTGTCCAGCCTTCCGGTATATAATCATCCTGCTGCTTCGAATCCGGCTTGTCAGGGGTAAGGCCGATGATGTTGGTACGGGTGTAGATCCACTCGTAACCTTTGCCGTCCTTACCGTCAGTCCCGTCTTTGACCATGACCATCCACAAACCATTCCGGTATATGTAAGTACAATGGTCAGCCGTATTTCGGTAGCTGTCACCCTCCTTGGGATTGGACGGATGGGATGCGAACTCACCCAAGAAGGTGATACTCTCACCTTTAAGTTCACGACCGTCCAGCAGCATCTCCCAGTCTTCATGCACGGTCCAGTCGGCTGATTTCCCGGCAAGGATATAACCGCCATCCTTTTTCTTTCGATAATTGCCGTTCCTGAACCTTGCAATTTTAATCGGAGGATTGGAGGTTTCCACCTTGGATATAAAGACACAATTGGCAAGAGTGACCATTGTATTGGCTTTGTACGGGGTCTTGGAGGATTCCCAATGACCGCCACCTACTACGGACAATCCCGGATCACCTTTTTGCCCTTCCGCCACTTGTTTCAGCCATGCCGGATTATCATCTGACGGTTCTGTTGTCGTTCCGTTGTCATCAACACACAACCACAAAGCCCCGTTATGTGACACCCGGTCATAGTAGGCGTACTTCCCTGCAACCCATTCACCCTTGTCCAAGGGTACACGAACCTTGTTCCCCGTTATCTCATCTATCTGGAAGATAAGCCCAGTCAATAAGACCTGTTGCAACACGGCTGAATATTTCTCGCAATCAATTCCGTTAACGGTCATGCCTTTTTTTTTGCCGAACCACGCAGGCATCTGCGCCGGCTCCGGGTCCCAAGTGTTGGCATTGTCAAAGAATGTAATACAGTTGTTTCCGTTGACTGAATCAATAAGTATATAAGTCTGACGTTCCGGGTCCGTAAAGTTACCTGTTTGTGCCAATACCATCTGCTCGGCAGGTTTCCAGTCAGAATGCCCCGGACGGGGAATGACAGTAAACTTCTTGGCAGTATAATCTGCGGCAGTCACACGGAATTTCATTTCTTCAAAACCGTTCAGTTTGCCTTCGCTATTTTTAGTCACAAAATAGGTGGTAAGGATGTCATCAACAAACTGGCTCAATCCGTCCGCATCTGTCAGATCGGGAGCGATGGTGTAGGTTCCATCGCCGTTATCCACGTATGACAATACGGTACAACCACCACCGGGGGAGTTTACCATACGTCCTTTGAAATAGGTTGTACGGTTATAGGCTATTTCAGGAACAAACAAACGCTTACGAAATACACCGCTTTCCATTTCAAGATTGCCCTTTTCGTCTATGTAACCACCTGATACACCAGTAACGAAATCACCAAACTTGGCGTATTTCTTGATGACGGTTCCGCCCAACAGGGATAATAGGAAACCGGTGCGTTCCTCCGTGTCCTTGCGCATGAACATGATCAGCGAGCGCAATGCGGAATACACGTTATGGTCTGTCGCAGGGGTGGAGTCGTGGCTTCCGATCACATACACACCGCTGCCACCACCGCCCGTATAGGTCTGTCCCTTCAGGGTAAGGCTCTCAACCTTTTCCTCCAGCTCCCCGATACGGGAATAGGCGGCGGTTTCCCCGACAGTATAAACAGGTGAGTCAAAGGAATAATCAAGATTGAATTCAAATCCGATAACCCTTGACTGTCTTCCGTTCTCGAAATA